GGAGCTTCAGCAGGGCCGCCACACCAAACGGCACGCCGGTGGCCTGGCCAGGACGGCGCACGTCATACACGTGGCAGATCTCCTCCCGCGGCACAAAGTCCGACTGCTGGATCGACTGCGCCGTCCAGTCAGACTCGCCAGGGTGAGCACGCCGCAGCCAGTAGCCCTCCAGCTTGCCGTTCTCGGCGTACTGCTTGCCGAAGCGGATCCTGGCGCCGTCGTCCTTGCTGAAGTCCAGGTGATCAGGTTCCAGAAGCTGTAACTGCAGCGGCATCAGACCACGCGCCAGCAGGCTCTCATCCATCCGGCGCCGCACCAGGCAGCTGCCGCGCACCGCCACCGTTCGGGCAATCAGTGATTGCAGCCCGTAGAAGTTGTGCTGTCCGCTCCAGTCGCAGTCGGTGCCTTCCGCCCATTCCCGGAACCCATCAGCGAATCGGCGCGACGCACCCACCGGTGCACCAATGATCCCGTCCCCTACCCAGTTGTTGCAGACGACCGCGATCGCCTTTGATGCCCACGGGTCAGAGTCCACCAGATCCTGATGCCTGGCGATGATCCGCTGCAACGCCAGCCTGAGATCAGCGTTCGGACCTTTGTTGGTGGCAAACCAGTTATCGGTTCTGCGCGATTGCTTGGCCGCCTCAAAGGCGCGGAGGTGTTCGATCGCCAGCTGCTTCTTCGCCTCCTGCAGCCGCAACTCCAGCTGTTCCGCACGCTTCCCCATCACGCCCTCCGGTGCGACAGGTAGATCCGCCGTGGGATCGTCGGTTCCGCTTCCAGCTCGGCCGACATGATCGCCTCCAGCCGGCGCATCTCGGCGAGGCTTCGATACTCAACCATGCGGCCGTTTGCGCTGACTTTCGTCACGCCTTCGGCGATCGCCGCGCGAAGATCCGTCAGCTGCTGGGCGGTGTATCGGCTCATAGGCCAGGCTACGCGTCACTTCAGCCAGCTCCCCCGGCGACGCTTTATCGGGGCCTGCGGTGGCTCATCAGCCGGCAGCCCAACCGACAGCGCGGCCGCAATCTGATCCCACATCGTCGCCCGGTTGTACTTCCTGGTCACCAGCTGCAGCGCCGCGTAGGCGTAGCGGGTACAGTCGCCGCCCTCGTCCCTGGCACCAGGTGGTAGCACCCAGTGGTAGCTGACCTGGCCCTTGTCGCGCCGCGGCATCCGCTTCCACGGGAACAGCTCATCAAGGAACTGATCCGTCGCTGCCATGCCGAAGTGCAAGTAGCCCGGCCCCGGCTGCTCATTGCGCAGGCGGCCCTGCAGGTGGTTCACGCTGGCGTCATACCCCACCGGATACAGCAGCACGCCCCGCTTCGTCACCGCCTGATTCTTCCGGTTCACATCCACCGGCACGCCGCGGCCGATCAGCGGCTTGCCCTTCTGGTGCGCACCTTTCATTGGCACCCACCGCGCCGATCGCGTGCGGCACCACTCGCGCACCTCCTGCGTCGCGATGCCGCCATCGTCAATCCCGCCCATCCGCATCGTGAGCATCACGCCGTCGTCGCGGCGCCACTTGGTATCTGCCACCTGGTCCAGCTGATCCAACGTCTCGGTCTGCTGCGGGTCGCCGTCGATCTCAAAGTGGCCCAGGTGCCACGCTTCCTCGCCCCAGCCCCAGAACGTCACCACCAATCGTTCGCCCACGGTGCCGCCGCCACCCTGCACATCGACGCCGGCGGTGATGATCAGCACGCCCTCCGGCACCGATCCCACCGGATACCCATTGCCGGCTGCTTCGTCCTGCCGGCGCTTTGCCAGGCCATCACCGGTCAGCTTGCCGGCCAGCGTGTCCTCCCACGGCAGACCCAGGACGGTGTTGTGAAACGTCTGCATCGCATCAGGATCGCCGCGACGCATCGCCTCCAGCGCTTCCTGGTGCTCACGCACCAGCACCGCCCAATCTGCCGCCGGGCTGTAGCTGTAGGCCGCCCACAGGTGGTAGCTCCGCAAGCCTGGCTGCTGGCTTTCAGCCGTTGCCCTCCACTCCCCGCGCTCCACCATCCAACGTTTCTTGCTGTGCGGGATCAGCTCCGCACAATGCGCGCACTCATACGAGCCGGCATCGTCGCCGTCCTTCCGCATCTGCTCCCATCGCAGCACCTGGTACTCCTGGCAGAACGGACATGGCACGAAGTACCGGCGCTGATCACCACGCAGGAACCATTCGTGGGTCTTGTCGTTTGGAAAGATCGGCGTGCCACCGATCGCGATCTTCCGATCCCAGTAGTAGTCCGCCCGGTTGCGGCCCAGCTTGATCTGATCGCCTTCGTCAATCCGTCGATACGCGCTCGGCTCATCGAACAGCACCACCTTGCGGCTCTTGCGCCGAAACGCCCGGCCACTGGCGGCGTTCACCACGTCGATCAGCCCACCATTCGTCAGCTGCTTCAGCAGGATCGTATTGCTGGCGGTGTTCCTCGCCTTGGCTTCTGAGATCAGCCCGCGCAGCACCGGCGTGTCCTCGAACAGCGGCTTGATCTCCTCCTTGCTGTAGCCCTCCGCGTCTTCCTTCACCGGCTGCACGATCATGATCTCGCACGGGTCCTGGTGGCTGAAGTACTGCACCACCACCCCCAGGCACTTTGTCCAGCCCACCCGCGCCGACTTCATGCAGGCCACGATCTCCACGCCTGGTGTCGTGAAGCAGTCGAGCAGCTCGCGTTGATACGGCAGCGTTCGCCAGCGACCCTTCTCTGCAGCGCTGCCGGTCATCACCGCGAACTCGTCCGCGTACTCGCTGAGCTTCAGTCGCGGCGGTGGCTTGAAGCCCCCGAGGATTCGCCGCGTCAATGCCACCGGATCAGACTCGATCACGCCGCCACCTCCATCGCCGCCAGTTCCTCCAGCGCTTCGCGCAGCAGGTCGCGGATCAGCTCCACCTCATCCGTCGTCAGGTGCGGGATCTGCTGCTTCGCCCTGCTCGGCACACCCAGCACCTTCGTGCGGGCCATGTTCACCGCCTTGCCGGTGGCCGTCTCCACGTCTTCACGACGTAGCAGCTGGCCTTCCTGCGTCTTGCGCTGCAGCTCCAGCAGGTTCGCCTTCTCATACTCCGACCTGGCGCGGCTGATCGTGTACTCCGGTAGTTCCTCCGGCCGATCAGCAGGCAGCTGTGCTGGTGTCGTTGTCGCAGCCCTAGGCGATTCTCGCTTCTGCGTCGGCTGCTGTGCCTCTGCCTGGTGCGGCGCCACCTTGGCCAGGTATTCAGCCACCAGCAGATCGCCGTCGACGCGCAATGGCTTCTGCTGCAGCACGCAGGGACTTCCCGCCAGCGCTCCACGCTCACAGAGCTTGTCAAGGTTTTGTCTGGTGCAACGTCGGCCGGTGGCGGATTGAATGAGCTCTGCCCCGGCCTTTGCATTCAGCGGTGTTGCCATGCAACCACCCTATGCAACCGGTTGCATCACAGCAGAGCCAGCTGGCCAACCGAGCCGCGATCCCAGCCCAGCACTCGGCAAATCTTCCGCCAACGCTTCTCACTGAACTGCGGCTGCGCGCGATACCAACGCTCCACTTCGTGCTCACGCTTGCTGTAGTTGCACGCCTGGCACGCCGGCACGATGTTGCCGATCGCGTGCGTGCCACCCTTGCTGATCGGCACCACGTGCTCAATCTGCATGTCGCCAGCCGCTCCGCAGTAGGCGCAGCAGTTGTCGAACTGCGCAAACCTTGCGCGAATGACGCGCGGCTTGATCTGATGCGCTGTTTGCTGGCGCAGCAATGCCTTTCGACGCTTGGACTTTTGGCGGACATACAGGCGCAGATCAGGATTGATCTGATACTGCAGCCACCAGCTAGCACGGTCCCATTGCTTGTCGTGCTCGCGCTTGGCTTCAGGATGCTCGCGCCAGTAGCGGCGCTGCTCGTCCATGACTAGGCGGGCGACGCTCGGGCAGCGGCCGGCGGCGCGGATGGCATTACGCAGCAGAGCCTGACTTTGATCGCCCTTGGGCATGGCACCGTTAAGACGCAGTGGAAGTGTGCCTTTGGCTGTCAGCCCTTGCTCTCTGAGCTTTTCACGCACCATGCGCTTGTAGAGACGTCTGCGCTCTGCAGTCGGTAGCCCTCTTAGCTCAGGATGCCACCGGCGATCAGTTATTTGCCTTTGCTCTGATTGCTTGCGTTTTCGCAGCTTTTCACACTCAACACACTTGCCCCACCGCCTAAGACTTACGTCGCATCCTTCCCACTTATGGCCTTCTTTGCATAGCCTTCCAAGCGCTTGACTGGCAGGCCAGCCCATTGCTTGGTAATCGAGAAACGAAAGCAACCAATCAGAATGCTTCTTTCTTAAGCAGCCCATGCAGTGATTAACAGTTCTGCCTCTTTTGTCCTTGTAAACGCTTCTTAGGCTTTGCTGTGTTCCAGGCCATGCGTGGCTGCGCTTGCAAAGCGTTCCAAGGTAGAACCGCTCTGGATCGAACGAGTACCGTAGTTCCATCGGCCTGTGACAGCAGGTTGATCACGGGTCGGGAGTTCGCAGCTCGCCGGCCCAACCACAAGCCTAGCCCCTCAGCCCTGTGAGCATGAGGGCAACCTTGCCGGAAGACGCGGAGGGCTACAGCAAGGAGG